CATATGCAGCACTACGTGCTCTAGTTATAATTAAATCTGGTGCAGCTGACTGACCATGAGGTATTGTTTGTTCAGTACTAGAATTACCAGTATAACCTGTGATACTAAAACCAGCTGTAGCATTAACCCACTGAGCTGATGGAGTTATATTATATGAACTTGAAGGTGTGATACTGGATCCAGCATCCCAGTTCCATGAAACATAAGTATCAGCAGCTTTATTCACATAACCAGTAGTTTGATTACCGTCTACAACTGTATATCCGTCACTAGTGAATGCACTTACATGACCAAAACGAGTGCCAGTTGATCCGTCATAAGAAGACCCTTCTGCACGATCTAGATCAGTATTTAGTCCTTTGTCAGGTCCAGCTGTTCGAACAGCGTCGTAGATAATGTGACTGACAGCTTCATTCCGGCACTTACTCCAAACCATATCAGGCTGGAAATTAAGACCGGAGATAGTTGTTGTACCTCCTGCTCCTGTATAAGTTTTAATATCAAAATACTTAGATGGATCGTTCAGTGCAGGAGCGGCGAGGTTTGTAGAACATAAACATTTATATTGTGTAGAAGGTCTATTAGTACCAGCATTATCATATTTAAACGGTCTCTGTCCAAAATTGAAGTGCCCAACAACACCATTATCAGCTCCAGTTGGGAAATAAGGTCCAGAAGTTAAGCCTGTATATGCAACACCTTGAGTAGCACCATTTAAATAAAATGTTAATGAACCTACATCAGCATCAAAAGCGACTCCAATAGTGTCACCTGAATCCCATGTTGCCCCATAACTGCTAGAGGCTCCACCCGTCCATTTTGTTCCTGCTTTATTGTAAGCCCAGCTATTACCCTGACCTGGATGGTTAGTAAGTGGAGCATCTGCTAATGCAATACCTGTAGCACCATAAGTACCAGATATTTTTGTATCTTCCCAATACCATTTTCCACTAGACATACCTATTGTACCTAGTGTTTGGTTAGAAGCTCCACCTAAATATTGAAGATTTCCATTAGTTAAAGTGGTAGCAGCTCCTTTCTGTAGTGGATTAAGCGTACAATAGTTACCACTCACCTCACCTCCCTGGCCTGTGTCTGTACCATATGAAGTAGGAGAATCTGTTAATACATCACCTTCTTGTGGATCTACTAATAGAACACCATCTATTCTTATAGCGCTTAGTCCAGCTGCTGCATTAGTTCTATTATCTCTCCATTTTATAGTAGTTATTGTACCAGAACCACTAGCAAGTGTTAACCATTCACTAGGGGCTGTAACCCAACCATCACTATTAAGTTGAGCTTGGTCATG